GGAATCTCAGTAGAGAAATAAAACATTCTGTTTATGAAAGTTTAAATAGAGAACTATTCCAAGAAAACTTTATTGTTGATTTAGATTTGAGAACAAGTGGGATTCAGGTAGGTAAAAAAAGTTTTATGAATCTTGAAATAAACTTATTCACCAAAAATGAATTAGATTTCAAATCAATGATAGTTAAAGATTCTGTCAAAAAAATTATCAAAGAAATTTATAAAAATTGTATTATACGGAATACTAAATTTTTATTTTCATCATCCAAAAACCCTATATCGGAGAAAACATTCATATAACTTAGTATTTATCATTTAAAAGATAAGATGAAAGATTATAGAATATTGAACGCCAGTGAAACGGGTAGGGGTATTTTAATTGAAATGGATGCTGGATGGGTATCACCATCAGACCCAAAAAATGTTGACATTCTTCGTGAACAAAAAGAATTGGACTATAGAAATCCTTTTGAGTTTTATGCTGTATTACAGAAGTACGGAGTACCTAATAGAAACGGTAGAGTGTATCCTGAAAAGATTTTAAAAAGAGAATCTGAAAAATACAAGACAGCAATTAAGAAAGGTTTATCAACTTCTGAATTAAATCACCCTGAGTCATCTCTTATTGACTTGGATAGAGTTTCACACCTAATTACCGATATTTGGTGGGATGGTAATGTTCTAATGGGTAAATTAAAATTATTAACTTCACCAGGATTTCACGAAAAAGGTATTGTATCCACTAAAGGTGATATTGCTGCTAACTTAATGAGACAAGGTGTTACTATGGGTGTATCTTCTCGTGGAGTCGGTTCACTAAAGAAAGTTGGAGAACAAAATGAAGTTCAAGATGACTTTGAACTTATCTGTTTTGATTTAGTATCATCACCATCAACACCTGGCGCTTACCTATTCAACAACCCTGAAGATAGGGTTAAGTACGAAGAAAACTTGGATGAAGAAAAAAAACAACACATTAAAGACCACGGAATGGAAAAATCAGTTGATTTAATGAAAAAATTATCCGATTTTTTGGGAAGATAAAAAAAACTTTAAATTATGGATGAGAAATTCTTTGTAGCAAAAATTGTTTATGAGTTACCCGACGAAAATTCAGGTAGATTAAAAAAAATTCGAGAGGAGAAATTGGTTAGAGGTTATTCAGTAACCGACGTAGAAGCCAAGGTCACTGAGAAGTATCAAGGCTTTCAACACGATTGGAGAATCTTTTCGGTTGGTGAAAGTAAAATTGATGAAGTTATCGAATAATATTAAAGTGGTCTAATTTGACCACTTTTTTTTTAATCCGTTTTTGAAGTTTTTTATTAATGAAAGCTTCAAAAACGGATTTTTTTGTTTGGTGCAATATTTATTAAGAAAAAAATAATGCAAGAAACTAAAAATTTAGTTGAAGAGGCTTTGATTCAAATGAAAAATGTTGAAGAAGTAATTGCCGAAAACGCAAAAGGAATACTTGCTTCTACTATGAAGGAAGAAATCAGTCAGTTAGTAAAAGAATCTCTTTCAGAACAAGAAACTGAAGATGAGGTTGAAATGGATGCCGAGTTGGACATGGTTGACATGGGCGACGAAGCTGATAACGACGAGGAAGAAATCGGAATGGACGACATGGAAATGTCTGACGAAATGGACGACATGGAAATGTCTGACATGGAAGACACTATCGATTTAACAAACGCGTCAGACGAGGAAATCTTGAAAATCTTCAAATCTATGAGTGAAGAAGATGGTATCATCGTTAAGAAAGATGGAGAAGACGTACACATCAAAGATACTGATGAAGACGTTGAGTACATTGTAAAACTTGACGAATCAGAGGAAATGGAAGAATTCAACGAAGAGTTGGATGAAGAAGACACTGATTTAGATGCTGTATTAAGTGCTTTAGGACTTGATGAAGAAATGGACAGTGAAATGTCTGAAGAAGACGATGAAGTTGTTTACGAAATTGAGATGTCCGATGAAGACGACGATTTACCAGAATCTCCAACAGGTGGAGAATATGGTGGCGAGTTTGGAATGTTGGAAAATGAAGATATGGATGATTCTGAAGAAGATGAAGACATGAATTCTGAAGACTATCACCTCGAAGAAGCTAAAATGACTGTAAAACCAAAGGGCGTTGGAATGGGAAATCCTAAATTCAAGTACGGTAAAACATTACCAAAAAAGGGTTTCGACGAAAAGAAAAAAGAGGGTCCAAAAACTATGGGTACTGGTAAAGCTAAATTCGAATTCAAAGAAGGTGAAATGGAAGAAAACTATGGTTCTAAAAAACACGAATACAAACGTAAGGATGTAGACGGTGTTGAAAAGAAAGCTGGTGAAAAGAAAGGACACTACAAAGATTACGAAAAAGAAGAAACTAAAGAAGCTGCTAGAACTTATGGTATGGGGTCTAAAGAAGGTAGAGGTTTGAGAAAAGGTATTACTAATAACAGAAATTACAATTACACTGACAACGGTGTTAAAGTAGAATCTGTTGATACTGAAATGAAAATGTTAAGAGAGAAAAACGAAGAATACAGAAAAGCATTAAATGTATTTAGAGAAAAACTCAACGAAGTAGCTGTTTTCAATTCAAACTTGGCTTACGCAACCAGATTGTTCACTGAACACTCTACTACCAAAAAAGAAAAAATAAACATTTTGAGAAGATTTGATTCTGTAGAATCTTTAAAGGAATCAAAACAACTCTACAAAACAATCAAAGACGAGTTAGGTCACGTTGAGACTAAAAACATCAATGAGAGTGTTGACAAAGTTGTTAACAACTCAATGAGTTCAGGTTCATCACAAAACTTAATCGAGTCAAAGACATACGAAAATCCACAATTCTTAAGAATTAAAGATTTGATGTCAAAAATCTAAATAAACTAAAAACAAAAAAACCAAAACTAAAATGGGAGCATTATTAGAATCAGGTCTTGTAGGTAACATCGGTCTTAAGCACTTGAAAGTTATCAAAGAAGACACAATTAACAAATGGGACAAATTAGGGTTCCTAGAAGGCTTAAAAGGTCACCTAAAAGAGAATGTCGCTCAATTATATGAAAACCAAGCGTCATACCTCATCAACGAAGCGTCAACAACTGCTGACTCAGGTTCTTTCGAAACTGTAGTTTTCCCAATCGTAAGAAGAGTATTCTCTAAACTTTTGGCTAACGACATCGTTTCTGTACAAGCAATGAACCTTCCTATCGGTAAGTTGTTCTACTTTGTACCTTTCATTCAGGAGTACGAAACAGAAACCGCTACAAACGCTCAACACTACGCACCTTACGGAGCTCCTAACGCTTCTTCAGGTCAAACACCAAACAGTGGTTACAACCCTAACACTCAGAAAGACTTGTATGACAAGTTCTATGAAGGTAACGAACCAGCTCTTGACCCACCAGGTCTTTACGACTACTCTAGAGGTGAGTGGACTGCAGTAACTGCGGACAACGCAACTGTTAAGTGGGTAGGTGATGTTATGGTTCCTGCGGCTTACTCTTACAACTCAGCAACTACAAAAGTATTGTTGGTTATGTCAGGTTTCGCACCAGACGGAGCAGGTAAACTTATCGGTCCTGACGGTCAACCTATGGACACTGAGACTTTCTTGGCTGGTATGACAATCAGAGGTGCTATTGGTAACGTTTACACTTCAGCTAACACAGCAAATAACTACTTGTTCAGAGTTGTAACTCAGAGATACGGTAAGGGTATTGTTCAATACGGTCAAAACCAAACCTTAGCGTTCCCAAGTTCTAAGACTGATGGTGGTACTTACTATGATGTGTGTGACGCGGCGGGTAAGATTTACTTGGAAGTTGATTTGACTACTCCATGTACAGTTTCAACTAACTCTATTGACGGTTACTGCGGAACTCCATTCTCTTCTTCAAGTGCAGCAAACAACGCGTTTGTTACTAAATACAAAGTTTACAAAAATCTTGAATTTGAAGATAAGATTGGTGAAGTTTCTTTTGACCTTCAGTCTGTTACAGTTTCTGTTACTGAAAGAAAGTTAAGAGCACAATGGTCACCTGAAATGGCTCAAGACGTTGCGGCGTTCCACAACATCGACGCTGAAGCTGAATTAACAGCTTTATTGTCTGAGCAAGTTGCGGCTGAAATCGACCGTGAAATCTTAAGAGACCTTAGAAAAGGTGCGGCTTGGAACTTACGTTGGGATTACAACGGATGGAAGAGATTAGGTTCTAACGCAGTTCCTTACACTCAGAAGGACTGGAACCAAACTCTTATTACAGCAATCAACCAAATCTCAGCTCAAATCCACAAGTCTACCTTAAGAGGTGGAGCTAACTGGATTGTTGTATCTTCTGAGGTATCTGCAATCTTTGATGACTTGGAGTACTTCCACGTATCAAACGCAGCTCCTGAGCAAGACCAATACAACATGGGTATTGAAAGAGTTGGAACATTGGCAGGTAGATACCAAGTTTACCGTGACCCTTACTTCCCAGCTAACCAAGTGTTATTGGGACACAAAGGAACATCATTGTTAGACACAGGTTACATCTACGCACCGTATGTACCTCTACAATTAACTCCAACAATGTATAACCCATTCAACTTCACACCTATCAAGGGTATCATGACAAGATACGCTAAGAAAATGGTTAACAACCGTTTCTATGGTAGAATCACAGTTGATGGTGTTAGAACATTTGACTTGAGAGAATTGAGATAATCAATTTGATGATAATAAGAAAGGGGACCAAATGGTCCCCTTTTTTTATTTTAGATAGTTCTTACAGATTTAGATAATATTTCAGATTCTTGTAATGAGAATACCCCTGATTCAAATGCTTTTTGAATTCCTAACTTTAGAACATAAATTTTTTGTTCATCGGTGATTTCATTTAAGAATTTATCAAAATCTTCAGAATTTTTAATAACGATAGTATCAAATAAAATTATTTGTGAATTTAAAGTATCTTCCATACACTAAAAATAAACCAAGATATTTATAAAGTAACTAATGTCTTTATCTATGAATAATCACAATCAAGAAGAAATCTTAAATAATTTGTTAAAAGAAGATTTGGCCGTTTGGTTTGGTACCAAAAAAAAACCGAAAGGTTCTAAACAACCTAAAGGCCCTTGGGTGAACATTTGTAGAAAAAAAGAGGGTGGTGGTCATCCTCCATGTGGTAGACCTGACGCGGACTCAAAAGCCTACCCAAAATGCCGAGCTGCGGGTGTTGCGTCTAAAATGACCGATTCACAAAAAAAGGCTGCATGTGCACAGAAAAGACGAGAGGAAAAAAAAGACCCAAAAGTTGGTAAAGGTAATAAACCAACCATGGTATCTTACAAACCAAGAAAAAACGAAAGTTTAAGAGAATTGATTAAAGATGTCCTGAAGGAACATTTGTCAAAGTAGTATCCTTGGGTTGAGTTTTAGATGTATCCTGATTTTTTGGTACATCAACCTTTTT